GTAATTGGGGCCGGGTTAAAGTTAAGTCCTAAACCAAAATACAAGCTACTTGGCATAACCTCTGAGCAGGCCAAAGAATGGGCGCGAACAACCAAAGAAGAGTTTGATCTTTGGGCCAACAGTAAATTCTGCGATCTACTGAAAAAGAATAACTGGTACGACTTGCAGGATATTGCCTATCAGTGCTATATGGTTGACGGCGATAGTTTTGCCGCATTTAAGTACCGGAATCCCTTGCCAAGCATGCCCTACAGTCTCAGGATACAGCTTTTTGAAGCTAGCAGGATATGTAATCCAGGATCACTGTCAACAATGGGGTCTCCATGGACGATAACAGTAAGAAACCCGGATAACGGCAATCGCATTATTAATGGCGTCGAAGTTGATGACGATGGGGCAGTGGTAGCATTTTGGATATGCAACAAATATCCGTATGATCCCACTAACATGCAGATTCCGGAATGGGTAAGAGTTGAAGCCTTTGGAAAACAGACTGGACAGCCGAATATATTGCAAATCTGCCACGATGACCGCCCTGAAGAATATCGGGGCGTTCCGTATTTAGCGCCGGTTCTGGAGGTTTTGAAGCAGGTCGGGCGCTATACGGATGCTGAACTCACGGCTGCGATTATTAAATCGTTTTTTAGTTTGTTTTTTGAAGAAAATTTCGCGAGTAACGGGCAATTTCCGTTGACGGAGGCTTTGAGCCGCCATGAGAAAGTGTCATTAGATCCAAATGACTTTGAAGTGGGGCCAGGAACAATGAATGTATTGCCGCCCGGGTACAAAGTCACGTCTATCGATGCTAGCCGAAATTTATCAACTTACGAAGTTTTTACCAATCAACTTATTAAACAGATTGGAGCCACATTAGAACAACCTTATGAAGTGCTGGTAAAAGCGTTTAACTCCAGTTATTCGGCATCGAGGGCGGCTCTGCTGCAAGCTTGGGCCGCTTTTAAAATTCGCCGGATATGGTTTGTCCGTGATTTTTGTCAGCCTTCCTATGAGCGGTGGCTAACGGAAGCAGTTGCAATTGGCCGGGTAAAAGCTCCTGGTTATTTTACTGATCCGCTAAAACAGAAAGCCTGGGCGAATGCTGATTGGTATGGTCCAGTAATGGGCAGCGTGGATCCGGTCAAAGAAGTGGAAGCTGCAGCTCTGAAAGTGAAATACGGCTTTAGTACCCGGGAAAAAGAAACGGCTGAAATGACCGGTGCAAATTTTGATGAAAATGTCGAGGCCTTGGCAATCGAGGAGCGGACGATGCTTGATGCGGGTTTATTAGTCAATCATCCGGATATGGATCCTTCTAAAGGGTTACTGGAAGAAGAACAGCAGAAAGGAGGAAAAGAATGAGATTCTGGAATTTTAGTAATCAGCCGGATAGTGAAGAAATTGAACTGAGAATATCCGGGGATATTGTGGATGATGAAAGCTATTGGTTTTATGAGTGGTTGGGGATTAGTGCCGCATCGCCAAATGCCTTTCGGGAAGAGTTGAAAGCATATGCCGGGAAGAATCTGATGGTCTGGATTGATAGTCGCGGTGGTGACACGGCGGCCGCTGCCGGCATTTACAATGCAATTAAGGAGCATAAAGGGCAGGTTACGGTAAAAGTTGAGAACGCCTTTTCAGCTGCTTCTGTAATTGCTATGGCCGGCGATGTAATCAAGATGTCACCGGTTGGTGTCATGATGATTCATAACCCGTGGACCGGAGTTAGCGGTGAGGCAAGAAAATTGCGTCAGGTAGCTGATGTTCTGGATGTGGTCAAGGATACAATCATCAATGCCTATCAAATGAAAACGGGAAAATCCCGATCCAAGATATCACAAATGATGGACAATGAAACTTGGATGAGTGCAAAAACAGCTAAGGCAGAGGGGTATATTGATGAGATTTTGTATGTTGATAATAAGGATCTGCCGGTCGAAAATTCCTTCGGCATGTTTAGCCACTTAGCAATTCAAAACCGTGCCTCAGCGTCCGTCATGAAGTATATCGAACAGTTTAAAAATCAACTTGAAAATGTAGAGGGGGAAATGGAAGTGCCCATTAATTCCGTGGAAGATTTAAGAAAAGAAAAACCAGAATTGCACAACCAGGTTATCCAGGATGCCATTAAAGCAGAACGGGAGAGAATTGCCGCGCTGGATGCGCTCAATGATCCCATGAGTCCGGCCGTGCAAGATTTGATTGCTGAAGCCAAGAATACAGGCAAAACGGCCGCTGATATTCAGTCAGTCGTAAATATTGTAAGAAAACATTCTGGTGATATAACTGCTGCCGCTGAAAACAAAGCTGGCGAGCAGTTTTTTAATACTGTAGTGGAAGACAACAAAGCTTCTGGCGTCGATGGTGCCAAGGCCACTGGCTCCGGCAGCCAGGTAGATAGCAAGCAAAAGGATGCTGCTGCAGCCAGTTTCATGGCCAGTATCATCAATAAAAAGAACGGGAGAGTGAGTAAGTAATGGCTGAGTTGGTTAATACCGCGAGTGAGTTTGCATATGACGGATTAATTGGCGGTGTGAATCCGGCAATTAATGAAAAGAATGTTGTCATTGCAAGCGGAGCAGGCATGTTGGTACGAGGCACCGTGTTGGGGAAAATTACGACTGGTGGTAAGTATAAGAAAGTTGATAGCACCAGTTCGGATGGCAGCCAGACGGCTAAGGCTATTCTGAAATATCCGGTAGATGCAACCAGTGCCGATGTCGTGGCAACGGTCTACTGGTCAGGCTGCTTCAATCGAGGAAAGTTAGTCGTTGGCGGCACTGATACCGCTGCTACCCATGAAGATGCATTACGGGACGTTAATATCATCTTAACGTCTGCGAAATAAGGAGGAATAAATTTAATGGATATTAACAGTACTCAATCGTTATTGATGGCTTTAGCGCAAACTTATCCCCCGCAAACATTATTCAGGGACACGTTTTTCCCTGATATTACGACGTTTGTCACTAAAACTGTGTTAATGGATTATAAAAAAGGTAATCGCAAAATGGCACCATTTGTTTCTAAAGGCGGCGGCGGTGTTAATGTGGGCCGTACCGGCTTTAGCACTAAGGAGTATGAGCCCCCCATGATGGCACCGCAGCGGCCAACAACGAATGAAGACGTAGAAAACCGCGCTTTTGGCGAAAATGTGTTTTCTGATGTTACACCAGAGCAGCGCGCTCAGGAGCTTCGCGCACAGGATATGGCCGAGTTAATTGATATGAACACAAGGCGTATCGAATGGATGTGCTCGCAGCTTATGCTGTTTGGCCAGTTTCAAGTAGCTGGGTTTGCCGATGATGGGGAAACTACGATAATTGATACTGTAACCTATTCGGATTGGACACAGAAGTTAACACTTACCGGTACGGATATGTGGACCAATGCAAGTGCTGATATTTACAGCATGCTGGAAGAAATGTCGCAAACAGTTGCCCGGAACAGCGGGAGATTGCCGGAGGTTGGAATCGGCAGCTACAAAACCTGCCAAAAAATTATTCAAAATGAAAGCATTTTGCAATACTTAATGATTCCTAATGCTCAGAATATGTCCTTGATGAGCTTCGCTCCCCGCATTGTAAGCCCAGGTGTAAGGCGTATGGGCTTTATTCAAAGCTTAAACATGGAAATCTTTGCGTATGACGGAATTTATGAAGATGCCAACGGCAATATTCAACAGTATATTCCGGATGGGTACTTTATTACCGGTGTTGCCGGTCGCGGCAGTCAGTTGGCCGGTGCAGTGACTCAACTGGAGCAAGACGGAGTACGTAGAACTTATAAGGGGTTAAATGTACCTAAAGTCTGGAATGAAACTGGTAAGGACGTGCAAATGATCCGTATGGCTAGTAAATGTGTGCCGAAACCAGAGTTTATTGATGATTGGTATACAGTAAAGGCTTACTAATAATAAAGAGGAGGAACTATCTTGGATTTACATGTTAATCAGTTTAACGTTCGCTACCAGGGCAAAGATTATGGCCCTGGTAGTGTTATTTATAATATGAATAAAAAGGAAGCTGCGGCATTGATTGCCGGCAGCAATGGCACTATCGTTGCTTTGCCTGAGAGGGAAGAAGCACCCCTTAATGTAGAAATGCCGCCTAAGGTAGAAACACCCAATGGTCGTAAAAGGAATGCGACAGCTGCCGATAAAACTGCAAATACTGATGCAACTGAAGAGGCAGCAGATATTACTGCTCTGCCGGCTATTGACCCATCACAAACGGTGAAATAATATGTCGTTTAAGGATTTGTTGCAGGATGACATTGTTGATGTATTTATGGACCCGGATGAGTTTGCCAAGGAGCATAATATTGACGGCCAGCCTGTTCTCTGCATAATTGATGAGGACAAGTCGAGCAAGAGCCAAACTGACGGCGTATATATCGTACGCCGTCGCCTTTTTGTGAGTCTCGCTGTTTTAGGGTATCGCCCGGTACCTGAGCAAAAAATGAATGTTGACAATCAAAGCTATTTTGTTGTTGATTGCCTTGGTGATGACTTGCTGGAAATTGTTTTGGAGGCAAATATGGCGTGATTGAATTTAATGACCGTGCCATTCAGAAGGCAGAAACTTTGCTTGGTGGTATTGAAAGCGCCTTGCCTAAGGTTCAATACCGAGTCATTAATCGAAGCATAGCAGCTGCTCAGTCTGTTATTATCAAGGCCGTACCAAAAGAATATGTAATCGATAAGGAAATTGTGAAAAATGCAGTTAACCTTAAATATGCCAGTGCTGTTAAACCGATTGGGCTTGTCTTATCATCTGGCGGTACAATTCAGTTAAGCAAGTTCGCAGTATCCCGAGAATTTATTGGTAAGAGGGCAACTGTAAAGGCTCAGGTTAAGCGGGACGGAAGTCCGAAGCATATCAAACGTGCATTTGCAGCCCAGATGAAAGAAGTCGGCTTTGGTGCGAACCGAAGAGTAACGGATCAAGGGCACATAGGCGTGTATCGCCGTGTAGGAAAGTCCCGTTTCCCAATCAAAGAGCTATACGGGCCATCTGTTCCGCAAATGGTCGGTTCTGAAATCGTAATGAAACAAGCTGAAAACAAGGCTATTGAGACAATGGATAAACGGACCGATCATGAAATTAACCGGATACTGGAGGGGCATTTATGAATGTAGAAATTATGATGGATGAATTCGTGAAAGCACTGGAAACTGCGACGAGTTCGTTGCAGCTCAGTGACAAAAAGGGTAATCTTAGAGCCCCTCAGGTATTTGATGGTTATTTGCCGCCTCCTGATCCGCGTGATCCTAACAATGAAGCTTTTCCCTATATTATTCCGCGTTATATGAGCGACGAAAACACGGATGAGGAAGCCACGGCAATTGTAAAAGTTACGTGTGGCGTTTACTCCGACGATGATCAGCATGGATGGCGTGATTTACTCACCCTAACAAATTGTATTAAAACGCACTTTTTAAGCAATCCCTATTTCGGGGATTGTTTTACTGTTAAGCGTCCCTTAAAGCGTGAATTCCTCGAAGCACAGCCGGCACCTGAATGGGTCGGCTGGTTTATTTTTCAAATATCGATTCCTAACATCCAGGAGGTGAATTCTGATGTCGAGCAAATCCTCAGCGGCCAAAAATGAGACAGCGCAAGAGGCTGCTATAGAAGAAACAGCAAAAACAGAAAGCTTAATCTATGTAGGGCCGAGCGTACCGGGTGGCACATTGCTACGCTTTACAGTTTTTCGCGGCGGAAAGCCGAAGCATTTAGCCAAGCTACTGGAAGACTGCAAGGAAATCGACAGGTTGTTTGTGCCTATAACAAAACTGTCTGAAGCACTAACAAAAATTGACCGACCCGGCACACCAATGCATACATGGTTTGCCGGTGCAATGGATTTTATAGAGAAAGGAGTGAAATAACCAATGGCGTATAAACATGGAGTTTATATAAGCGAAGTCCCGACATCGATCCTACCGCCAGTCACAGCTACGGCGGGTCTGCCTGTATTCGTCGGCCGTGCACCGGTGAATTTGGCAAGTGATCCCACGGCCTATGTCAATAAACCGATCCTGGCCTATACATATGCGGAAGCGGTCGCGGCGCTGGGCTATTCGGATGACTTTGAAAACTATGAGTTATGCGAAGCTATGAGCGCTATGTTCTCGCTGTTTAGTGTGGCGCCGGTTGTATTGATTAACGTGCTTGATCCTGCCACACATAAAACCAGCACTGCAAATCAAACAGTAACGATAACGGATGATGAGGTGCTGCTTGCACCGCTTGGTGTTTTGCTGAATTCGCTAGTGGTTAAGAAAACGGAGGCAGGGAAGCCGTTAGTAAAAAATACGGATTATACGGCAGCGTTCAATGATGACGGCAAGGTTCTGATCACCATTTTAGAAGGTGGTGCTATTACCACTGAAACAAGTCTGGTTGTTTCTTACGATAAGCTTAACCCGGCGGCGGTCGATGCCGAAGATATTATCGGCGGTGTCAATGTCTCGACCGGAAAACTAACCGGCATGGAACTGATCAATCAGATATTCCCGCTGTTCCGATTGGTTCCCGGTCAGCTTGTCAGCCCGGGATGGAGTCATGACCCGGTAGTGGCCGCTGTCATGAAGTCTAAAGTGCAGAATATCAACGGTCTGTTTAAGGCAATGGCTGTCTGCGATATTGACAGTACGGCGGTCGATGGTGCGGATCTGTACACGGAAGCACCAGCATGGAAAAACGATAACAATTATACGGATAAACTGCAGATTGTTTGCTGGCCGCAGGTTAAACTGGGCAATGTCAAATATCGCCTCAGTACGCAGCTAGCGGCCCTGATGTGCCGTGTGGACGCGACGAATGACGATATACCTTATGTCAGCCCATCAAACAATAATTTGCAGGCTAATGCGGCGGTTACGGCTGCCGGCGATGTGGTAAGCCTTGATCCGCAGCAGGCTGCATACTTGAGCGGTCAGGGAATTGTTACAGCTTTGAACTTCATTGGGGGCTGGAAAGCGTGGGGCAATCGTACCGGTATTTACCCGGGCGGCAGTGATCCGAAGGATAGCTGGATACCTGTCCGGCGTATGTTTAACTGGATCGGCAATTCAATTATTTTAACTTATTGGCAAAAAGTCGATAATCCAATGAATCGGCGATTGACGCAGACTGTTGTTGACAGTATGAACATATGGTTGAACGGTCTCACAGCAAGAGAAACACTGCTTGGTGGGCGTGTCGAATTTTTAGCATCCGAAAACCCTGTTACGGATTTAATGAATGGAATAGTCCGTTTTCATGTGTATATGACGCCACCTACCCCAGCTGAAGACATGGAATTTGTTCTTGAATTTGACACCACATATTACAGCAACTTATTTAGTGAGTAAGGAGGGATACCATGAGCACCGGAACAAGAATAATCCCAGAGCGGATTATTGACTGGCGTGCCTATAAGGCCGGGAAAGACTTGCTGGGAAGCGTTGATGTTGAACTGCCAAAGGTTCAGTATATGGCGGAAGCAATTAAAGGCGCCGGCATTGCGGGAGAATTGGAAACACCAACAACCGGTCAAGTGAAGTCGTTAAAAACGAAAATCACATTCCGTACCAATGACGGGAATATGGTCGGGCTTCTAGATTGTGCCGGGCATGATCTGGAATTTCGCGCAGCCATTCAAGAGTACGATGCCGCCGGCGGTAAACGGGAAATAACTTCGCATCGCATTGTCGTTCGAGGGTTCCCCACGGAAGGGGATTTCGGAAAGCTGGAAAAAGGTGGTGCCGGGGGCAGTTCCATCGAATTGGAGTTAATTTACTTCAAATATGAAATTGCCGGTAATACCATTCTGGAAATTGACAAATTAAATTATAAGTGCGTCATCAATGGGACAGATACCCTGTCCAGCGTTCGTGAAGCACTGGGCTTGATATAAGGAGGAACTATGAAAATAACACTTCGAAAACCGATCAAAAAAGATGGAAACGAGATTTCCGTATTAACATTGGATTTTGACCAGATTACCGGTAATCAAATTGTATCGGCGGAAAAAGAGGCCCGGTTGCTAGGTGATGCTACGGCGGATCTCTGCTTTAGTAAGACATTTCAAGCAATCATTGCCGCAAAAGCAGCTGTAGAGTCTGTGAGTGCTGATGATATTTTGGGGCTGAATGGCACTGATTTTATTAAAATCACGACAGAGGCATCCGGTTTTTTGTTCGCATGGGCATTGCCGGCCGGAGCCCAGGAAAAACCCTAAGAAAAACAGCATTAATGATGACTGAGCATGAAAAAGTCTCGTATTGGATGGAACTTCCACTACAAGACTTTTTTTATTGGATTCAGGATGCAATTGAGTTAGCGGAGGAGAGGAGAAGGGCAAATGGCAAATAAGGTCTATCAGGTAGCGTTTGAAATAGCCGGCAAGATGGGCGCGAGTTTCCGCAGCGCCTTCTCCTCGGCCACTGCTCAAATGCAGACTATGGGGGCGCAGTCGGTTGCTCTGCGTAGCAATTTAAAAACACTGGATGCCGCCTATAAGTCCGGCGTGATTAACGTTGAAAGCTATAAAAATGCGCAAGCCCAGCTAAAAGCACAATTAGAGCAGACACAGGCGGCGCAGTCCAGACTTATGGCGGCACAATCTCAGCAGAATGAAGCAGCACGCCGAGCAGGGCAAATACGGGGCGCTATGGTTGATACGGCAATCATGGCAACACCGTTAGTAGCGGCAACTAAGGCCGCCATCGATTTTGAGTCTGCAATGGGCGGGGTAGCCAAGCAGGTCCAGGGCGCCAGGGATGATAATGGCGAGTTGACGCAAACGTATTATGATATGCAGTCTAATGTCATGAGGCTGAGCCGTGAACTGCATATGATGCCGTCAGTTGTAGCCGATACGACAGCAGCTGCTGCGCGAATGGGCGTACAAGGAACCCAGGCATTAAATGATTTTGTAAAAATGTCTGTGCAGATGGGGGTTGCATTTGAGGGTAATGGTGGTCAGATTGCGGAAGCTATGGCGAAAATTGCTAACATCCGGGGCATTAAAATTGATACGGTCGAAGGTCGGGAGCAGGTCAGGGATTTAGCAGACACAATAAATTATCTGGACGATCAGACGACGGCCAAAGGTCCGGAGATCATCGAGGTCATGAAGCGGATTAGCAGCACGGCTTCGCAATCATCATTTTCCAACAATGAACTTGCTGCGCTTGCGACAACCATGCTAGACCTTGGTAAAACTCCAGAAATTGCATCTACCGGGCTGAATGCCTTAATGACAAAAATGGCAGCAGCGCCTCAGCAAGCTAAAAGCTTTCATGAAGCGTTAGCGGTGCTAAATCTTGATGCAAAACAACTTCAGACCGCTTATATCGCAGATTCCAAAGGAACGGTATTCGGGCTGCTTGATCAAATCCGCGGCATGGATAAAGCACAGCAAGCGGAAGTGTTAACCGGTTTATTTGGGGCTGAGTATCAGGATGATATCTCTGCTCTTGCCTCAGGTATGGATACGTTGCGAAAGAACTTCGATTCTTTAAATGAAGCTTCCCGTAAAGGCAGTATGGAAAAAGAGTTTATCAATAAAACAAAGCAAACTCAGTTTGCCATTGATGGCGTAAAACAATCGCTATCGGAAGCCTCTATTTCCATGACACAAACTTTTTTGCCCAGTGTTCAAATGATGGCCGGCGGACTATCGCAGGGTGCGCAAATGCTATCTGGATTTGCTCAACAACATCCAGTGTTGACACAGGCGATTGTAATGACGACCGCCGGATTAATCGGGTTTCGTGTTGCCTGGCTGGCCACAAGCTTTGTGCTTGCTCAGTATAAAGCACAAAAGGCTGGTTTAATCGCACTTTATCAAAGTCAAAATGCTCAAATGGTAATAGCCCGGGCACAGATGCTCCTACAAGGGGCTGCGACTTCACAGGCGGCGCTGGCACAGTGGGCTATGAATTCCGCAATGCTGGCAAATCCGATTACATGGGTAGTAGCTGGTATAATCGGGCTTGTCGCCGTTTTGTATCTTCTGTATCAAAACTTTGATACTGTCCGAAATGCTATTGATGCAGCTTGGAAACGATTTACTGAAACGTTCCCCAACGCTGCATCCTTCCTGCAGGGCATCGGTGATAAAGTGGCATGGCTAGCGGATAAATTTAAAAACTTAATTGGGCTTCAGAAAGATTCCGCACAGATGGCGGCGGGAGCAGGCGGAGTCCCGACGGCAGCAGGGGTTAGTATAGCCTCTAATTCCTCAGGTGGTATATATGGGCATGGCGCTTTCTTAACGACATTTGCGGAAGAAGGCCCAGAGGCAGCAATTCCGTTAAACGGCTCTCCCCGGGCAATATCGCTATGGGAAAAGGCCGGTGATATTCTTGGTGTAAGCCGAGGTGGTACTACTATTAATGCGCCTTTTAGCCCGGTGTTTCATGGCGCTGGCCCCGAAATCATGCCAGAAGTGAAGCAGGCAGCAGACGATTATCTCGATCGGCTGCAAGCAATTTTTCATCAGGAGGAGCGTGTAAAACTTGCCTAGTACCTATACAACAAAACAGGGCGATATGTGGGACGGCATATCCAAACAGGTTTACGGTAGTGAATATTACATGCATAAACTCATGGATGCGAATCCGGATCATATCGCTACTGTTATTTTTGACGGTGGTATGACTTTAACCGTCCCTGATAGGGAAACATCGACGGACATAACGAATTTGCCGCCTTGGATGAGAGGTACAAGATGAGTACAGCGCGGCAGGCATGGCTAGAAGTAAAATATGAGGGCGTGGATATCACCGCTGATCTGCGCCCCCATTTAAAAGGCTGGAGCTATACTGATAATCTTAGTGGCAAGGCAGATGACCTGCAAATCACACTGGAAGACAAACAATTGCTCTGGCAAGGGGCCTGGTTCCCCGACGAAGGGGCCAAAATATCGGCAACGATAAAACGATACAACTGGAATGGGGACGGGAAAGAGGAAGCGTTGCCTCTGGGCAGCATGGAGATTGATGAAATCGAAGTCGGCGGACCTCCTTCGGAAGTGACGATTAAAGCGCTTTCCCTGCCGCAATCGTCAACGCTGAAAGGTGAAAATAAAAATCGGGCTTGGGAAAAGACGAAACTGTCAGTTGTCGCAAGGGATATTGCTACCGGCAGTGATGTAGAACTGTTTTATGATGTAGAAGATGATCCGGAATATGACCGGGTCGAGCAAACAGAGCAGACCGACCTCAGTTTCATCATGAAACTTTGCCAGGACGCCGGTTTAGCTTATAAAATTTCGGACGCTAAACTCGTGATTTTTGATGAAGCCAAGTATGAGCAGGAAAAGCCTGTTATGACGATTGACCGGTTAACCTATACGATAAAGAAATACAAGGGGCGGGCAACCGTCCATGACACATATAAGACCTGCCGGATCAAATACCGCTCGCCGAAAGGCCGAAAAAACTATGATTATACATTCACCCCGCCAAACCCGCTGCCCATTAAGCGGGTTTTAGTTTTGCGTGAGCGTTTTAGCAGCCTTAACGAAGCGGAACGAAAAGCGAAGAAAGCCTTGCGCGAGAAAAACAGTAAGGCGTGGACGTACAATTTGACGATTGTCGGGAATTTCAAACTATATGCCGGTATGGTTGTTACCTTGAAGAATTTCGGTAAGTTCGATGGTAACTGGCTGATCGTCCAAGCGACTCACAGCCAGGGAAGCGGTTATGAAATTGCGTTAGAGCTTCGCCGGTGTCTGGAGGGATATTAATGACGTTTAAAGATTTAATCCGGATAGGTTCGGTTTGTGCTATTGATGAAACAGTCCAGGCGGTCAGGGTTGCGTTTGATGATCTGGACGATACGGTTTCGCCGTGGCTGCAGGTCGCTTGTTGGGGCGCATTCAAGGATGATAATCACTGGCTGCCAGATATAGACGAGCAGGTTTGCTGCCTGTTCATGCCCACTGGGAATGCCGAAGGGTATGTCCTGTTTAGCGTTCGTGATGCTGCGCATGCGCCGCAAGCCGGTAAGGTAGGGTGCCGCTATATTCGATTTGCAGACGGTTCCAGTGTAGAGCATGACCGGGGAACTAGTACCATGACGATTGTTTGCCCTGGACAAGTTAATATCATTGGAAATGTGAATGTAACCGGCAACATGAATGTAACTGGCGACGTAAATGGGAGTGGAGTTAGTCTAAAGACGCATACGCACGGCGGTGTGCAATCTGGCGGCAGCTCCACGGCTGGCCCGAATTGAGGTGATGATAATTGTCTGTAGGAGTTATCAGTGGTACTGCGAAAAATGGGCAGCGAATAGAGGTAGTCTTTGAGGCTTACTATCAGCCGGACGTGACTACAAGCAGCAGTAATTCATTTAATAATTGGCTTACACAGCGCTACGGTGTTGCTTCAAATTTAAATTCATCTTCATCTAAAGATAAATTTAAGGTTCTTACCTTTGACAATCTGCAGCGCGAAGCTGACGGCCGATGGGCTACGCATGAAATTACCGGACAAGACAGAAAACCGCTGCTTGAATTTCTGGGGCCTGGATTAACATCTCTCAGTTTCTCTGTGTTTTTATCTGCAACGCTGGGGGTAAATCCGACAAGCGAAATTAAGAAATTCCAGCAGCTGAGGGACCAAGGAATAGTTTGTAATCTAATTATCGGCGGTTCAGTTCTCAGTGAAAATAAATGGGCTCTTACTAAACTGAGTGAAAGCCTAAAAACCTTTGATGGAAGCGGCAATTTAATGATTGCCGCTTTAAATATTACACTGCTTGAATATGTGGAAACGGAGGGATAGTATGGCAGAATTTAATTTGGATATGAATGCACCATTGACCATTAATTTTAACGCTACTGGCAATGCGGAAATCTTGCAGAATGTGGCAATGGTTTTAGCCTCCGTTGTCTTTTCCTGCCCGATGGATCGGGAGTTTGCCTGGGACGGAAGCCTGCTTGACCGTCCGATACAAGTGGTTAAGGCCTTATTTGCTTCCAGGATTACGGCGGCCGTTGCGAAATATGAGCCGCGAGCCCAGATTGTCAGCGTATCGTATCAGGGGAGCGGTACTGATGGGCTGATTAAGCCGATTGTGCAGGTGAGAATCAATGGCTAATTTTAATTTACCGGATATCACTTTTGCTGAAAAAGATCCTGCTGTAATAGAGCAGGAAATGGTAGGTGCATATGAAACCGAAACGGGTGAGAAGTTAGCTGCTGCCGATCCGCGCAAAAAATTACTGCAGTCAGAAGTGCCGATAATTGTCGGGCAACGATCGGTGATTGACTCATCAGCCAAACAAAATTTACTTGCTTATGCGACAGGAAATTATCTGGACCATATAGGGATACTGGTAGGAACCACTCGAATACCTGCCAGCGCAGCAATAACTACAGTCCGTTTTACGCTCAGCGCAACTCGTACAGTTAATACTGTCATTGCGGCGGGTAGGCGGGTAACTGCCGGGGACAATGTTTTTTTCGCGACAAATGACGAAGCCGTTATTATGTCCGGAGCGACTTATGCGGATATTCCTGTTACTTGCACAGTCACGGGTATTGTCGGCAATGATTATGCGCCGGGCACGTTAACCATTCTTGTTGATCCTATTCCATATGTGGCGAGTGTTTCCAATAATACCGTCAGCGTGGGTGGTCTTGACGAAGAAAAAGACGATCCGTTTCGTGAACGGATCAGGCAGGCTCCGGAAAGCTTTTCGACGGCTGGGCCTACAGGCGCATATGAATATTGGGCAAAAACAGCATCCAGCACCATAGTTGATGTAAAACCATTGTCGCCAAGTCCTGGCGTCGTTCATATTTGTGTACTGTTGGCCGGCGGTGAAATACCCGGTGAAGAACTATTAGACCGGGTACTTGTGATATGCAGCAATAAAAAAGTTCGTCCGCTTACTGACAACGTTGTAGCCATTGCTCCGGAGCAGGTTGAGTACGGAATTAATGTTTCATATTGGATTGATAAGGCGAATGAAAGCATTGCCGCCAGTATTCGAACAAAAGTTGAGGCGGCGGTTAATGAATTCATTCTGTGGCAGAAATCAAGACTGGGCCGAGCGATTGATCCATCAGAATTGACTTATCGTATGAAAGCTGCAGGAGCGAAGCGGGTAGCGGTAATAGCACCTGTATACCAAGCATTAGATGACGACCAGGTTGCCATAGAAGCGGATATCATCACCGTTAACTATGAGGGGCTGGAAGAATGAGCAAGACGATTTATGATGTAAACTGGCTTGACTTAATTCCTCCCAGTATTTCCGGAGATCCGCAGGTCAAAGGGTTAAGTGTTGCTGTTAGTCCTCAATTACAGGAAGTCAGCAATGTAATTAGGGAGAATATTATTCTTGCAAGATTGGATGAACTTCCGGAAGAAGTCGTTGATTTGTTGGCTTGGCAATACCACGTTGATTTCTATGAGCAGGATTTGCCGATAGAGCAGAAGCGCGAACTGGTGCGGGTATCCATTGATGCCCATCGTCACAAAGGGACTCCATATGCAGTGGAGCTGGTGGTCAAAGCTATTTTAAATGACGGCATTGTGCAGGAATGGTTTGAATACGGCGGCGATCCGTACCATTTCCGCGTCATAAAAATAAACGGCCAGGTCACGGCCGAAATGTATCCCCAACTTAAAAAAGCCATTGATACGGTGAAAAACACTCGTTCCTGGCTGGAAGGTGTATCGCTATCACGCAGCGTGAGTAGCGATATTTTTTATGGCGTTTTGCAAGGGACACATACCAAAATTGATATTTATCCTTCTGCTTTTAAAATGCCAGACATTGAGGCTACGCAAACCTATGGCGGGTTAACGCAAATTCATAAAAATATTTCAATGGGGTGAGAAAATGCCGAATTGGTCAGGGGGAATATTAACTACTCGCGGACAGGCTTTGCAGGCTAAGGTTGATGCGGGTCAAACGACTTTAACTTTTACAAAAATGAAGATTGGTTCCGGTGTTCTGGGGAGTGGGCAGAGCCTGGAAGATTTAACAGACCTGATAACACCGAAGCAGAATATCGGAATTAGCGGTATTTCTGCAAGCGGAAATATCACAACCTTAACAGGGGTGATCACGAACGCCGGTGTAACCACTGGTTATCAGGTTCGCGAACTGGGTGTTTTTGCTACAGATCCAGCATTGGGCGAAATTCTTTATTCGGTCACTATTGATTCTGCGCCGGATTACTTGCCGCCAGAGGGCGGAGCGGTAGCGGTATCTCAGGAGTTTAATTACAAAATTGCTGTTAGTAATGCGGCAAATGTGTCGGCTACGATTAGCACCAGTGGTTTGGTAACGGTGGGCATGCTGCAGAGTCATAACCATAATGGAATAGGCACTAATGGGCCGAGGCTTGGCAGCAGTGCTTTACTTGATGGCGCTGCTACTGATTTAGTAATAGGCAATCGCATCATAACTGATACCGTTACTGCAGCGGCAGGGTCTGATACACCAACGAACCTATGGAGTAAGCTAGGTAATATGATTAAACAAATTACTGGCAAAGCAACTTGGTGGACTCCTCCTGCCACAACGTTGGAGGCCGCTAACACTCACATAACCGCGGCAACCGGCGCACATGCGGCAAGTGCAATATCCTTAACGCCTACCGGGGATGTGTCGGCGAATACCGTACAAGCAGGGATAGCGGAGTTGGCAGCAGAGAAGTTGGCAGCTATGCACGCCCTAAACGGGGCTACTTGTTTTTACCGAGATTTAGTAGGGTATACGTCGGGTTCTTCATATATTACAGGTACTATTAAAATTCTGTTACCAGTAGGGTGGGCAGGTACCAATACCATGATGACACTAGATATAAGTGGGTACCATCACGGCTCCACGCCAAATAGTTTTACAGCCTTGATATCGGCATATGCTCGATCTGTTTCCACGGAGTGGCTATACCCTAATGCAGTGGTAAGTAGCGGCAGTCCTATAACCTCAGTGCGATTCGGGTATGATTCTGTAGCAGGTAAGCCATGTATATTACTGGGTACAACCGCCAGCAGTTGGAACAACCTATATTTAGTGGTGAAGGAAATGGTAGCAGGGCAAAATAATACTAATAACTACTCATCGGGCTGGACAGCAAGCTTGATAACGGATGAAACGGGGATAACGGGAATTGTCACAGCAACAGTAAAAACGCTTGCCACGGTAGAGGGGAGTATAGCGCCTTACGGCTTAGGAACTTACGTAACACAATATAACGGGGACTTAAACAGTCTAAATACGGCTACTGGTTTTTACTATGCTAGTACAGGTTCCACTAATAGACCTACCGCAAATAACGGCTTTATTCTGGTTGAGGTTTTAAGCGCAACGTACGCCACACAAACATTCACCGATGTAGGTACTAATCTAAAGTATACCCGTAGGTACGCAGGAGGTATTTGGGATTCGTGGAAGCAAATATCTACTATGGACTTGGTTGCCCCTGCTGGTTACGGACTGGGAACTGCTGCCATATTGGCTACAGGGGATTGGAATAATTACTTGACTACTGGGTTTTTCCGCGGCGCTTACCTAGCTAACTCCCCTCCGCCTACAGCGCAATATTTTGTTATGGTAATAAGGTACGACGATAACTATGTAACACAAGAGGCTTGGTCATTCGCAGGAACTGCAGGTCTAAAATACTTCCGTACCAAAACATCAGGGGTATGGTCGGCATGGAACCAAATAACCACAACAGACACGATGGGGCATATAGGCGATGTAAAATACACGCTATCATCTACACCGCCCCCTGGATGGTTAAAGGCCAACGGGGCTGCGGTAAGCCGTACCACGTATGCTGCTTTATTTGCGGCAATGGGAACGGTTTTTGGGGCTGGGGATGGTAGCACGACCTTTAATTTGCCCGATTTACGTGGGGAATTTATTAGAGGCTGGGACGACGGCAGGGGTATTGATGCTTCCCGTGCGCTCGGCAGTAGCCAGCTGGATGCTCTGCAAAATATTACTGGTAATATCAGCGCGCAGGTTGGTGGTGCAGATATGGGTGGCAATGGTGCTTTTGGTGCAAATAATTCCGGTAATATAACAAAAGTTGGTCTTAATACCGGTGTATCTGGCAGTACAACAGGCCTTAAGTTCGATTCATCCCTTGTAGTTAGAACAGCAACAGAAACACGTCCGCGCAACGTTGCATTGCTGGCTTGTATTAAATATTAGGAGGTGCAAATATGGGAGATCAAATCTTAAAGGAAGAAATACCGGAGACAGAACCGCAATATAAAACAGTCTACCAAATAGCTACTGACGGTGCTTACATGGGCACAGTAATGTTGTCCGATATTACAGGGGATATTAGCCCCTTGGACGGTGTTTGGCTAATACCGGGAGGATGCATAGAGACTGAACCGCCCGAAATACCGGAAGGTAAGTCTGTATATTTTATTAATGGTGCTTGGCAATTGAGAGACATTCCGGAGCCTGAGAAGGAACCAGAACCAACGCTGGAAGAACTTAAGTCCAGTAAATGGGCTGTAATAAAAAATATCAGGGACCGCTTGGAGCAGTCTGGCGTTCCTTACCTTGGGAAAACATTGGACTCTGATACTGTGAGTGTCCAACGTATTGCCATAGCCGTACAGGCGGCACAGGCCGCTATAGCAGCCGATCAACCATTTGAGTTAGCTTGGACTATGCAGGATAATACAGCAGTAGAAATGGATGCAGCGCAGGTAGTCGGCATGTCAGTTGCCCTGGCCCAGTATTCGGATGATTTGCATCAGATAGCCAGGGCGCTACGAGAGCAGATAGAAGCTGTTGAAACAGCAGAATCGCTGGAGGCTATTAAATGGCCCGAATAATTGCATATCTTAACGCACACATAGATAAAGTCGCTCACTTTGGGGGCGGCTTTTTCCTTTGCGTTAACCTGGCTGTATGGCTGGCATTGGTAATAAATCCGCTACTGGCAAATATCTTAGCATGGCTGATTACCGGCAGCTTAGGACGATTAAAGGAGCAATGGGATAGAGATTCCGGCAAGGGCACGCCGGATAAATGGGATTTTTGGTTAACGGTTATAGGTAGCACATGGGGAGCAGTGTTAATGCTTATTAAATAGGAGGCGGGAGAGTGGAATTAACATTAAGCAATACCGTACAAATCATTACAATTATGGGAGCTACTGCGGGGCTGGTAAAATTGGTAATCGTTCAGCCACTGCAAACCTCTATTAATTCGCTCAAAGAAGCAATCACCGAAATGAAAGATACTCTTTCGCGGGTAGCCGATGAGCAAAAATGTATTGATAAAAGGCTTGTGGTAGTGGAGGAAAGCAGCAAATCAGCCCATAAGCGGCTGGATAAGATGGAGGGCAGGGTATAATGTTCTGGCAAAATTTCAGGCAGGTTATCAGTAACCTGCCTTTGACTTTATCTGAAAGCTATGACGCGAAAGACATATCTCTTAACCGGGTTATTATTGCACTGCTGGCGATTACCGTAATGGTTATTGTCTATCGGATGCTTCTTTATCCGGACACAGCCGTGAATCTTACTTCTATGCTGGACAAGGTTCTTACTGCGTTAGGATTGCAGTTAGGTAGCAACACAATCAAGCGCGGATTAGATACCTGGCGGCAAATTAAAGGAGGGAAGGACAATGCAGAAAGTAACACTAGCGGAACTGAAGCAACTCGCTTTACAGGCCAAGAGTAGCTTATGGAATCAAGCCAATTCACTGGACAGGGACGTAAAATTATACCTTCATTGGACTGCTGGCCATTACGGCCAGTTTTTTTCTGACTATCATATCAATATAGATGCTGACGGCAGTATCTATATCAGTACAAATGATTTTGCAGAGGTTAAATCCCATACTTACCGGCGTAATACCGGTGCCGTAGGTATTGCATTAGCTTGCGCTTACAATGCCACTACACGCAATCTAGGCCCGGAGCCGCCTACCAGTCAGCAAATTGAAGTTACAGCTCAGGTTGTGGCGGTGTTGGCTGCAACGTTGGATCTGACGATTGACCGGCAGCGCGTAATGACGCATGCGGAGACTGCTGATGATGATAATTATGGTCCATTAACAACATGCGAACGCTGGGATCTATGGTATTTTGACGGCGCTGCCAAAGGAGAGGGCGGCAATGTTATCCGAGGTAAAGCAAACTGGTATAAAAATCAGGGGGTGGCATAGTGGAAACTGTAAAAACTTTTATACGGAATAACTGGAAATATATAGCAGGGGCTGTCGTTGTGGCAGTCCTGTTTTATTTTGCAAGGGTAGAATATAAAGAGTGGAAGCAACACATTAAGGAACAGTCGACGAAGCCAGCAGTTATAGCGCCGGTACCGCAAGTTATAAATACTAAGACCGAAACAATTCGGGAAGTAGCAGTGCAGGCTCCTAGCACTCCGGGAGCGGTGTTACAGTTTGTGGAGAAGCAAGGCAAGGTTATTGCTGTTGTAAATGGACAGGAAGTGGAAGTGCCGAATGTATCCGGCCAACCTGATGTTAAGCTGGGAGAGAATGGGGAGCTGCGTTTTTCTACAACGTCTACGGCCCGCATTGATGTGACTGAGTTGGCTAATGCCCAGGCTCGGCTTATCGCCAACCAAGAATTAGATAAGCAGGCAGTCGTGCATAAGAAGGAAATGGACAAAGAAAAATCCGCTCGTAAGCGTGAGCGGATAGGCTGGATTATTGGTGCCGCTGCAGGCGGGTATTTGCTTACCCGGTAACCATCGCCCCGGACTTCGGTCTGGGGCTTTTTTTATTTTTAAAGGAGAATAAAGAGCTATCTAGAAATAATTGCCTATTAATATCTACGAGGTGTTTTATGACTGTTGATGTATTTATAAATATAGTTGTTGTATTATTAAATCTAATCGGAACTTATTTTATGGCAAGAGGTTTATTGTCATTGAGTCCTAAAGATATTTTAAAAAGTCATCCAACATATAGTAGTGTTTATCATTCAAAAGCTGAAATGACAGTAATGGTCAAAAATCGGATAGAAACTGCTATGGGAATTATAATAATTATATTTGCAGTAGGTTTGCAAATTATGCTATTCGTAAATGACTCGTGGAAATTGATATTTATAAATACTGGAGTAACAGTATTTCTATCTCTCTGTCTTATATTAATTTTCTTTTTTCTCACTAAAACGGTTATTCCTAAGTATATAGAGAAAAAAGTTACTGAAGTAAATAAATATTATGTTATATCAGAGGTACAATCTGGAAATTGTCCCTTTACCAATTCGGGTTTTTTTGCAAGACGCATTGAGGATTATTTTGGTTTATTTAAACAAGAAGGAGAAACAGATGATGATTTTGTAGAAAGAGTTGCTACAAATTATCTTAAGTTAGAAGTTCAACGATATACTAACGAACAAAGGCCCCAGCAATAGCCGGGGTAAATTAGGGCGGTGATATGATGGAAGAGGGGATAATTCCACGCAGCAAATATGAGGATGCAGCCCAATATGTTAAAGAAGAAATACTTCGGGGAGCAGAATTTATCACTGGAATTGCTTGCTCATCACAAGCAGAATGGGCTCGTTCTGTTGGCTATGTTGTTCAAGGAGTTGTTGGCGGGCAAGTGGTATCAAATCTACAAAAAGAGATTGAATATTACTCCGATAAAGGGAGAATAAAAAAAGACTTTGTTGCATCTAGCCAAGGGCAAAGGTGTTTTGTTGAGTTGTTGCGGTTTTTAGAACAAGAAATACCGGATCAGGATAGGATTGAGATTCTTAAACGAATTTATATTGTTAGTGCAACCGAGGAAATACATGATCGAGAAAGCCCTTTGCCATTGCAATTTATGCAAGTAGCAAGAAGTTTGAGTCATGGTGAAATTGTAGTTTTGTTTGCTGCGTATCGCGCACAAATAAATACAATTGTAAATTCAGACGCTCGAATTGACATGATTCTTGAAAAAACTGGACTGAAATATAGGCAATTAGTCCATATGCATCTTCAAAGCCTAATGGTAAAACGGTTAATGGATACAAACACGAATACAATTCTTCCTATGGGAGAAGATTTCTGTGAATTTGTTTGTCATTATGATGAAAAAATTGTAGTGCCACCAATGGAATAATACCAATATGTAATAAGCCGCGCATCCTTCGGGGTGTGCGGCTTATTTTGTTTCCTGTAGATTCCATCGACTCAATAACTGTAATCTTATATAATAGGAATAATAACTATCGGCCCCACTAGAAAGGCAAAACGAATATGAAAACAGTGTGGCGCGGCATGATTAGTTTCGGAATGGTTAATATCCCTGTCTCCTTATATAATGCTACCAGAAAGAAAAGCATAAGCTTTAAGCAGCTGCGACAAAGCGATTATAGCCGCATAAGTTATAAAAAGGTTGCAAATGACGGCGCAGAAGTTTCACAGGCGGAGATTGCCAAGGGCTATGAAATAGCGCCTGACAGGTACGTGGTAATAAGCGATACTGAGCTAGAGGCCATAACGCCAAAGGCCAGTAGGGTTGTAGATATACAGGACTTTGTTAAACTTAGCCAGATTGACCCGCGGCATTATGATAGTTCCTATTACCTGGCACCGGAGCCGGGCGCGGGTAAAGCGTATGCGCTGCTGCTGGAAGCCCTTAAACAGTCGGATGCTGTAGGCATTGCGCGGTTTGTCCTTCGCAGCAAAGAATACTTGGCGGCGATCCGCCCCGTGGGAGAGGCGCTAACACTCTCGACAATGCTATTCCCTGACGAGATTATCCCGGTAGCTGAGTTAGCCGATCAATTTCCGGACGTACAACCATCAGATAAGGAACTCGCAATGGCAAAATTGCTCATTGAATCACAGCTAACGGACTTTGAACCGGAGAAGTACAAGAACGAATACCATGCTGCTGTTATGGCTCTTATTGACAGCAAGGCTGAACAAGAGGCGGTAATATCTAAACCGGCAGCGCAAGGCATGCCTGCTATAGATATTATGGCAGCTATCGAGGCCAGCCTAGCTGCGTTGAAGCAAGAAAAGACTAAGCCGAAAGCCAAAAAGAAAAACCCGGCATAACCGGATTGCTACGCCTGCCAATTACGGCAGGCTTTTTCTATTTATTCCCGCTTTACAAAACAGAACGTTTGTTCTAAAATAGCTATACAAACACATGTTCTTATAAAGGGGTACAATATGGCTAAAACATTTATAACTGTAATCGCGGAACACAGCCCAAAAGGGGAGATAAAACCGCTCTCGATTATATGGGAAGACGGGCGCAAATATAGCGTAGACAAGGTATTGGATGTAAGAATAGCTGCATCCCTTAAAATGGGCGGTCAGGGTAGGCGCTATACTTGTAGGATACATGGAAAAGAGGTTTATTTGTTCCATGATTCGGGACAATGGTTTATAGAAAGTTAAAAGCACCGCCTTACCTTAATTGGTAGGGCAGTGCTTTCTTTATTTAGTTTGACTTGCGGAGGAATTGCCAGTACCAAATAAACTCATCGAAATTACCTGGCTTTACTTGATTACCATCTGCGACTTTTCCATTTTTCGTAAAGGTCCCAAGAGCAAAGGCGGCTGAATTCTCTGTGCTAACAAACTTGAAATGAGCAACGTTCCAGTTTTTCAATGGTTTTGCATCGGCTTCTAATATATATTCGCCAATTTTTTTTATTTGTTCTTCGGTTGCTGCATTATTGACTTGTATTGTGTATGTAACTTGACGTTTAGATCCCGGCGCCCATGCGCTAGGGTCGGTCTTAGGGATGTCACTATTTATAATTGTATATTGGGTTTCAGGCTTTGGTATTTTGCTGGTGGGCGTGGAGCTATTACCACATCCAATGGCAATTATTAAAATAGCTATCATTAGAAGAATAGTTAAGCGTTTTTTAAATATAGACAAAACGAGGCCCCCTTTTTTAGTAGGAATTTTATTATTATTATAGAATACCATTACCTACCATAATATTCCTGCTGGCGGTGAATTATGCTTAAAAATAAATTAAAATCTTTTCGGCATTTGAAGGAAATGAACCAGACGGAATTCGCTGCGTTCCTTGGTGTTCAGCAGGCGCAATTTTCCAGGTGGGAACGCCAGGTGCAGCAACCTAATTTGGAATGGGCATACAAATTATGTGTGAAATTGAATTGTAATATCACCGACCTTTTTTACGAATCTCCCGAGTAGGGAGATTTTTTTATTTTATTATATGACTAGTACAGGCAATTTTATGACGGGATAGTCATATTATAAACTATAAAAAATGAAAGCGAGGCGAATATACGACGAGTATACTTTCGGAAATTAAAAATGATATACGTTCCATTCTGTTCCCGATGATGGGGCTTGATATTCCTCTAGCCGTAATTGAAACCATTGAAGCACTATGGGCTGAAACACTAAGGCCGCAGATCCATGCTAAAAAGAAAAGTACTAACGGTTATACATTTACAATTGCGCTTCCTGCTGGAATCAGTTTTAAGGATTTTTCCAGCAAAGCGGATTATTTCAAGGACGCCGCCGGCGGGAATAAAGTGAACGTATCAATCACTCAGTCAGGAAAGATGGCAATTCTTCAGATCAGTACTAATTTATTGGGGGACTATTTCAAGTACGATTTTAATTATCCACGGTCCGGTATCTTACCGGTTCCCATTGGTTACAGTCAATCCGGATTAGAAGTAATTGACCTAGCAGCATTGCCGCATATGCTGATCGGCGGCACTACTGGGGGCGGGAAATCAAACAGTATACATGTAATCGTTAATTCACTTTTAAGCCTGGCTGAGCCGCCCATGATCGTGTTAATTGATCTTAAAATGTCGGAGTATAACTATTTGGAAGACCGGGTTATGCTGGTGACAGATGCAGATATGGCGCGTCTTGCTCTCAATAGATTAGTACAAGAAATGAAAAAACGACAGCTGATATTAAAGCAATCAAGATTCGTGAATGTCGCTAAGTATAACGCGAAGTGTACTCAAAAAATCCCTTACATAGTTTTAGTTGTCGATGAGTTGGCAGAAATGAAAAGCAAGGATGCCCAGGAAAACCTGGAAACATTGCTTCGATTGTGCCGGGCCAGTGGGATCTGCATTGTGGCTGCCACGCAAAGACCATCAAGTAAAATTTTCTCCAGTAAATCATTCGGCGATGCCAAAGCCAATTTTGTCGGCCGGCTGTGCTATCAAACTATTTCAAGTGTGGATAGCAGAATCATTTTGGATTCAGGGGAAGGGGCTGACCTTCCGAAGATTCCCGGCAGGGCATACTGGCGCTTAGGGCGCGAACTAATTGAAATTCAAACGCCTTATTTAGATCCGGAGGAGGTTATATCAGTTGACCAATTTTCGACGCCAGTGTTACGAAAGGAATTCAAAGATAGTGACAATGCTGGTAGAATGGGGGGTCTTGGATACACAACAGCTTCAGATATTATGCTTCCCGTCGGAGCGGGTGGCGCAAAGAAGACTGACGGCGCTGTTCCATGAGGGAAGAATAAAGCGTAATACGCAGGTCGCGCCATACTTGTACTACATAAACAATCAGAAGGAACCGCTTAAGCGTATAGGCGTGAATTGGGCTAGATTATGGATTGCGAAGCGCTGCAGGAACTGGGAACGCCCAGTGTTTGAGGGTAGTCGTTTGCTTATTCGGTAGTTATACGCAGTAGCGTACAAAAACAAGCCTTTAAGCCAATGAATTTAGATTAGATTTCCTACTAAAACAGGGTTTCGGTAAGTTATAAAAATAGAGGGGGATTAGCTTTATGGAGAAGATTGTCGCAATCGCAGATAGTTTGCTGGAGGAATGCAAAAAAGAGAACGTGTCGGTTATGGTAGCTTATGGAGGAAAAGACAAAACAAGGCTTTTTGAATGGAATACTCTTTCTGACAAAGCGCCTGATCGAATAAAACGGGCAAGATCCGCATTTATGAATGCTCCAGTGCAGACTGGGCACATGGAGTTTGATGATTAAGAATAAGAAGGCCTGGGAGTAATCCCGGGCTGTTTTTATATGAGTCAATATGTTAAAATGGAACATATGTTCCATTTTAAGGAGGTTATATGGATAAATATTTGAATAAGATTCTACTTGATGATTGCCTGAATGTGCTTCGTAATATGCCGAATGAAAGCGTGGATGCTGTAATAACGGATCCACCGTATTCAAGCGGTGGCCTTACTCTTTCGGAGCGTGCAAAGGATCCTATAGAAAAGTACCAGCAAACAGGTACTAAAATTGTTCGTCCGAGTTTTGTTGGTGATAATAAGGATGCCCGATCATGGCTTCACTGGTGTACGCTTTGGATATCAGAGTGTAATAGGATAACTAAAAAAGGTGGCTATTTCCTCATGTTTTCAGACTGGCGCCAGCTGCCTCTGGCCAGTGATGCGCTGCAGTTCGGAGATTATGTTTGGCGCGGAATCATTGCATGGGATAAAACCGAGTGTGCGAGAGCTCCTCACAAGGGGTATTTTAGGCATCAGTGTGAATATGTCGTGTGGGGAACAAAAGCAAAATGCCCTAAGGCGGAGCATAGCGGTCCTTATCCCGGGTGTTATCGCTTTCCGGTTAAACAGTCCGACAAACATCACCTTACCGGCAAGCCGACTGGATTAATGGAACGTTTAGTAAGTATAGTTCCGGCCGGGGGTATTATCTTGGATCCCTTTGCCGGATCCGGAACGACACTGGTAGCAGCGCGAAATATGGACAGGAAATTTATCGGTATAGAAAAAGTAGAAGCTAATTATAATGTAGCTTTGAGTAGATTGAGTTAGGAAGGCCAGAGATAATTCTGGCTTTCTTTACGTTTATTTACTTTTTAATTCGTCACGTGGAATAATTATAATGTAGGAAATTTGTGATTCGGCACATGTCGGTTCCCGGGCACCAATTAAATTTAAAATATCACCTTACTATAAATAAAGAGCATGTAAGCAAAAAAAGGTGATACGAACGCGCGGAATATATCCGGGCTTTTTTGTTTTCCAGCCTCCTTGCAGTTATCACTATTGAATTTGAGCAAATGACAGGGCCTGATTTTATCCAACAAGCATGGGCTACAATTGCCGTTAATCCACAAACAGTACCACCGGGAGGAAGTGTTGGTAGTCTTACCATTTCCCAATTTGCTATTGCCAATTATTCGGGAGTGGAAATAGATGCTGCAACAGGCGTTTTTACACTGGTGTATCCTGGCATATATTATGTAGAAGGTATTTTTAATTTAGCTACTTCAACAGAAACAGCAGTATTTACAATTCAACGGACATCTCCTGTGAATTTTGCAGCTTCTGTCGGCGCAAATCAAACAGGCGGACAATATAAAATCTCCTTTACTGGATTAGTACCTGCAG